TAGTCGTCGGGCGTGTAGCCCTTCTGTCGTCCCATGTTCCTAGTCCTTGATGATGATGCGAACGGTCTCGCCGATGGGTGCTGTGTGGCCGGGGCCACCGCTCGAAACCCACAGCAGTGGATGGTCAACGCGCTTGGGGAAATCGAAGACCTCAAGGTCGGTGAGGTAGACCATCTGGTCGCATTGCAGGTTGTTCTCCTCGACGTAGTCGAAGACGGGCATGACGAGGGTGCCGCCACGGTCCTTGTAGTTGAACCGTGTGACCTCATCGCCCTGATCGAAGGTGTCGATGTGGTTGATCTTCATCGAACAGTAGATGATCGTGATCGACTGCGGCTGCACCTCGGTCGAGATCGCGTTGACCTCGCCGAGGAAGTGGGTCAGCTCCTTGTCGGACACTGACCCAGAGGTATCCACCCCGATGACCCAGTGGCCTGCGCCCTTGTGGTCAACGCTCGGAGAGATGATGCGCTGATGGTGGTACATCTTCCGCTCTGGCTTCTTGAAGGTGTAGTCGTCGGGCTGGTCGCCCGCAAAGAACCGCCGCATCTTGTCGCGGTAGTCCACCTGTGCGTCCTTCATGTCGGTCAGCATGCCCTCGACGAAGGCGGGCAGCTTGCCGATAGCCTTGGCAGCGTTGGCAGCGTTCATGACCTGCTGGTCAATCTCGTTGTCCATCTCTGCCTTCTCATCCTCGCTCATATCATCGACGAGGATACCCCACGATGGCATCTCGGGCGGGTCAGGGATCATGTCATAGACCTTTTCCGATGTCATGCCCTGATACTTGCGGTCGAACAGTCCGTCCGATGGCAGCTTGAACCCCTCGTCGATGACGATCAGGTTGATGGTGTAATCGGTCGCGTAGTTCCACTTCTTCGCATCGCGTGTGCCGCGACGCAGCATGTGCTTTAGCGCCTTGTGTGCCAGCTCGTGGACGATGACGCCGAGGGTCTCTTCCTCGGTCATCTTGTCTGTGAACGCACGGTTCCACCTGATCCACCTCCCGTTGGTACACATGGTGGGGATGGAGTTGTCCTCGATGAACTCCGTGGCCATGGCCAGCGACCCCCAGAAGGGCTGCTGGAGCAAGAGCCGCGTCTTGCAGCGGCTGATCTTCAACTGTGCATCCATTGATGCCTCCTGTGTGATGGTGTCAGAGGATCAGTGCCTTGCCCTCGGTCAGGACCCACTGCCGCACCGCGTTGGACTTCTTCAACTCGGCATCCCGGTTGATGGCATCCTTCATGATGAAGGCAGCGAACTCCTGCTGAGGCAGGCGCTTCATGTAGGCGATGATGCGATCCGCATTGGCATCCGACATGCGCTTGGCCAGCGCAGCGCACACGGCATGCAGGATCGACAGGTTGCTCGGGATTTCTGCCCGCTGTGGGTTGGCGATGATGCCGTCGATGTCTGGCATCTGCGAGGTGACCTTCAGGTAGACTTGGAAGTCAGACGCAGCCTCAGTGCCGACCTGCCCTGCGATGGAGTAGGACATGCACAGGGGATCGACGTTGAACCGGGACAGGATCGTGCTGACCCGATCCCATGAGCGGGGCGAGGGGCAGGCCGTCTGGTCGCGGTCGAACTTGTGCAGGTACTCAGGACGTGCGCGTAGGTAGCCGCACACACGCTCGTCGCCACCGTTGCGCGACAGGTAGGCAACCACATCCTCGAGGTCAGCCTCGACGGGCAGGAACATCATGCGGTCACGCAGGTGGGTCGGGATGGCGCTGGTGCCAGCCTTGTCCGACAGTCGGTTGCCTGCCGCCACGATGGCCACGTTGTCGGGAAGCTGACGCTTGCCGATCCGGCGCTCGTTGGTGAGCTGTGCGAAGATGTTCTGCACTGCGGTGGTGGACTGCGGCAGCTCGTCGAGAGACAGCATGGTGGGGGTCGATCCGTCCGGCCACCAGTCGGGCTTGCTGCGCTTCATCTCGTCCGATCCCTCGATGGGCAGCGCCCACCCTGCAAGCTCTGCCGGGTCGTACTGCGAGCCGATCAGGGTGACGACCTCGAGACCGAGGCGGTCGGCCACCTGCTTGTGTCCCTCGGTCTTGCCGAGGCCCGGTGCGCCCTCCCAGTACGGGACGATCATGTCTGCGGCCCGCCACTTGCCGGACTGCAGGGCACCCAGCTGTGCTTTGACTGCTTCACTGGTGATCTGGATAGCTTGGGAAATCTTCATGGTTGCCTCCTCAGGCGTTGAAAAGTTCGATTGAACTTTGGCGATTACCCGCCAAAGAAATGCTCAAGGATCGCACCGAACAGGATGATCACGATCAGGAAGACTACGGGGATGATGGCTGCGGTCATGTCAGTGCATCACCGGGGTGTGGTCACCCGCATCTATCGATGCGGCGGTGAGGCGAAGCATCAGGCTGATCTTGCTGTCGTTCATCCCCTGCGTCGATGCGTATGTGATGAACGCACTTAGAAGAAGCCCGATGGAAGCCGCCTTGTCGTGGCCAACGTAGCTGTCAACGATCAGCAGGATCGTAGCTGCCACCTCATCTGCTGTCATCTCGTCTGGCATCAGGTTCATCGCCTCGCCCACCATGATGCCTGTGTCTTTAGTCTCGCTCAAAACGGACACTCCTTGCCTTGCTTGTACCAGTCGCTGGTCTCCGCCTTGGGGCAGGCCTTGCGCTGTGTCGGTTGTTTCGGTTGCTCCTTGGCCACGTCCCTCAACCCCACGAGGTCGAGGAACGCGCCGAGGTCATCGTCTTCTGTCGTGCATACAAGCTCCCACCGCGCCATCACTTGGCGTCCGGGTGCTTGGGCATGGGCATCCATGCCAAGGGTGGCACCTCACGGGTGAACATCATCCACCGCCCCTCGTCACGTCGAAGCTCCCGCTTCTCCCCCTTCTTCAGCTTGTCTGGGACCCAGCGGCTGATCGTGACGATGCCGCCGTTTGCTGCCGCGATGATCAGGTCAGGCGTGAACACCTTTATATTTCGCGTTCTATTCTCACCCACTGGCTGCGAGACGATGCTCCACGTCCCACGGGGTGCCTCCTCGATGTCAAAGTTCCATTCGGTCATGCGTGAAACTCCTCTACGCCAAAGTCTTCTCCGCCGATCACCGCGAAGGCGAAGGCGTCCGGGTTGTCGGACTTGAACCGCAGCGCGGCCTCGTCCTTTGTGGCGCATGAGTAGACCTCATACGCCATGCTCAGGTCCTCGCCCTGCCAGATGAACAGCCAGCGCATCACTCACCCTCCCCTTTGAAGCTTGCGTTCTTGAAGTCATCCTCATGCAGGGCGGGCTTGCCCACCCCCTCGAAGATGTACTTGTTGAAGGTGTGGCGGGCCTCGTCGAGGGTGTCACCGCCGATGCAGGCATCAGCGAAGCCCATCAGGGTGCCGTCGTCGTTGTAGAACACCTCCTTCAACTCGAACCAATCATCTCCGCCGTTCTCTGATGGGGTGTTCACAAGGCGATAGTTCCAGTGCATCACACCGCCTCCACGCCACGCAGTGACACCGCGATCTCTTCCAGCGGGCTGACATCCACACCGATGTTTTCGGCGCACCCACGGTAACGGTTGAGCCACGATGTCAGGGACACCGCAGCCTGACGGCGAAGCTCTGCCTGATCGATCTCTGACCGTGGGTCGAACGGTGCATAGCCACCGCCATCCTTGCGGCCATCGACAGGCGACACGAATGCAGGGTACTCGCGCACCACGATGGTGCTTGTCTCCGGCTCCTCGTCCCGCACCACGATCCGCAGGCCGCTTGCCATGCGCCGCGCCAGATCGATGCGCCACTGACGCGCCGCATCGCCGTCCGTCATCCCGTAGAACCACTGGTATGCTTCATGCTTTGGCTGGCCCTTCAGCCAATCCACGAACTCACCCGGCACAAACATGTTGCGCCCGGTGGCCTGCAGGTATTCGTCAACGATCCGCTGACGTTCTTTTGTGGGAAAACCCGACATCTTCTCTCTCCTGTGTTGATGAAAAAAGGCCCATGGATCATCGACCCATGGACCTTGTGCTTGCGTCTGACCGCCCTGCTCCGCCTAAACCCGCGTTGCCGGACCCCGCCTAGACCGCCTCGCCGATCCGGGACTAACCCAGACATGCCTCGACCGCCTCGACCAGCCAAGCCTTGACATGCCTTGACCGCCATGCCCCGCCGCAACTTACCCTTCCGTGCCCTGCCTGACCGCGACCGCCTGACCAGACCTGACCGTGCCATGACCAACCAACGCCATGACATGCCTCGACCGCCTCGCCGCGCCCCGCCGCGCCTAGCCTGACCGTGCCTAACCGTGACCGCCGTGCCCAGCCTAACCGAACCCGACCTAACCGAAACTAGACCGCCTAGACGCGCCGCGACTAGACTTGCCCGGACACACCGAACCTTGACCGCCTAGCCCTGCCGTTCCGCGCCGCAACTAGACGCACCCGGACAGACCGAACCCTGACCGCCTCGCCTCACCCGACCCTAACAAGCCAGACCTGAACCGCCGATCCCAACCGATCCGCGCAATACCACGCCGCACCAAGACACACCGAGACCGCCATCCTTGACCACATGGGGCGGCTTGCACCGCCCCACGCACACCGCATCACGCAGAGCGGCGCATGACCTCGTCATGGTAGAACCCAAGAAGTTCTGCCGTGTCGTGATCCGCAGGCTCAGGGTTGTCGAATGCATGCTGTTGCACATCCCGCGCCTCGTTCATCAGTTCATCCCAGCGGGGCGAGGTTTCTTCATCGCCCATCACGGTGAAGCAGCCGTTCGATCCCTTGCCCTTCTCCTGACGGAAGTCGCCAATGCCGACGATGGTGCCAGCGTTGGTCAGGATCGACGCAATCGAGTGCGCGTTGAGGGTGGGCTGAACGAATGCCACCGTGACCTCAGCGCACCAGCGTGGCAGGTATGCCCGTGTCCGCACGTCCGGGGTCTTGTTCATGTCAGCCGACCGGACCACGTCCATCTTCAGGTAGGGCTTGCCCCACACCTGAATGTGCATCTCTGGCAGGAAGATCAGGCGCTGAACATCCACCTTGGTGATGCCTGCCGTTGCCAGTGCAGCGGTTGCCATGGCACCCTTCACGCCCGGTGCAGGGAAGCACAAGAGCGTCTCCCCGGTGGCCTTGCGGTACATGCTGTCCCGAAACTCCTGTTCCGGGTGGTGCTTGAGGTTCACACGCTCAGCCTTGGTCTTGCGGGTTGACCCCAGCAAGAGGTCGCGCTTTGCCTTCACGCTCATGCTGTTGAAGTACAGCGGGGTCGATCCGACCATGCGTAGGGTCAAGCGGCCCTGCTTGAGGCGGTCGATGTGTAGCTCTGTGGTCTCTTTCTTCGCGATAGCCATTTGTTTTTCTCCTCAGGTTTCAATTGTTGTTGATTGTCACAGTCCAGATTCTGCCACCCGTATGGCAGTCAAGAGGCGCTGTCGCACCTCTGCCCGCTGCAGGTAGAACATCAGTTCCGACACGTCAGTGTAGTTGGGCGGGTCGCCGTGGTCGCTGTAGCTGATGTCGTTGTCGATGCATTCAAGCGCGGTCTTGGCCTGAATTAGGGTGATGGTGATCAGTGGTTCACTCATGGTCGTTCTCCTTTTTTCTACCTTCCAGTGCCTCGAACACATCCTTGGTTTCGAGGTAAAGTTTCATGGTGGTGCTGGTGGTCCCCTCAAAGACGATGGTGTCATCGTCCCCCAGAACATTCGCAATGTGCAGGGCGCGATCCTCTGGCAAGCCAAAGATGCAAATCTCAACCTCCCCATCATCACCACTTAGGACAATGGTCAGGGCCGCGCTGTTGCACGGGAAAATAGATCGCGCCCGCACTTGTCTTACCTTGTGCAGGCTTATGTATGCGGCTGTCATCTTGTCCTCCATGCTGCATGGGATGGGGGCGGCATCACCGCCCCGCACCGATGCATCACAGGCTGTTGAAGACCTCGTTGGCCATGTCGTTGGCCTTCTGTGCCTCGATCTCGGCCTGACGTGCTGCGTCCGATGCTGCCACCCGTGCAGCCTTCAGTTCGCGCAGTGCATCCTCGAAGCGGTCCCAATCCTCTTGCTCGTACTTGCTGGGCTTGAACACGCCCTGCACACGGTTGCCGTCATCATCCTTGCGGGTGGTGAACTTGCCTACCAGAGCCTCGGCCATAGTCTGCATGGGGTCCTTGTCGGTCTCGCCCGACACCAGCTTGGCCAGCTTGTTCTCGCTGTCGATGTTCTCGCTGTCCAAGATCGCCTTGACCAGCGCAGGGGTGGCCTGCGTGGGGATGTCGAGGGTGCGGATCGCACCGACAGAATTTTCAAGGTACCGCTTGGCGGTCGCCTCCTTGACGCCCGCATCCTCGATCAGTCCCTTGTAGACCTGCTTGGCGATGGCGCGGGGAAGGTTGCCCTTGACCAGCTTCTGGCTGGACAGGCCTGCGATCAGCGCCGAATAGGCCCCGATCTTCTGTCCATTGGCTTCAACGGTGCGTTCCTTGGCCTCGCCCTTCAGGTTGGCGATAGAGGTCTCGCGGGTGGCGATCTCGGCGAACACGGTGTGGTCGATGGTGTTGGTCATGGTAGTCTCCTTGGGTTGGGGTCTCTTGTCTCTGCTGCGGACCGGGGCATGTGATGGCCACCCCGCAGGGTGGCGCACAGATGATCCAGTCACGGGTGCTCCTGCAGGCTCAGCGCCTCATCCATGAGGTCGTTGGCCATAGCGTCCAGTGCGCTGAACCGTGCGATGTGGATGTTGCGGTCGGCCTGCCACGCCTCTTGATTACCGATGTAGTCCCGCATGTGGGGGCTAAGCTCCTGCATGGCCTTCATGGCATCGCGCAGGGCGTTGTAGGCCTTGACGCGAACCATGATCAGTTCCTCGCGGCTGGTGCCGTTCAGGTTGGCGATGGGGTGCATGATGGGCATGGTGGCGATCCTCAGAAGGGCAGGGCGGGAAGGGAAACGGGCTTGGCCTGCCCGTACTGGGACAGTTCGACGGTGCGGGCGGCGTAGACGATTTTCGACATGATAGGTCTCCATGGGTTGATTGATTGCACTGGCACACAGGATGCCAGCCCATCCGGGCTGGTCACCAGTAGGTCAGTCCCTGAAGTGAAAGTATGCGGATGGGTCCAGCCCGTTCCCGTTGCAGTCCCAGCACATGACGTAGGACCCCTTGGGCACGTCCTTGTGCATGGTCTTCTGCGTGTCCGCCCCGGTCCCATTGCAGGACGGGCAAAGGTGCCCGCTGGTCAGCGGTCTTGGTATGGTTCCTGTCATGGCGTCCTCTCAGTCACAGGATGAGTAGCGGGATGACTGCAGCATCCACACGTCGCCGGACTGCCACACCGTGTAGGTGTAGCCATACCCCGGCCCAAGCAGTGCCTTGCTGCGCTGCCCCTCGGCCTCAGCCTCTTCTTTCGTTTTGAATGTTTCGATGCGGTTGATCATGTCAGTACCCCAGCCACTGGAGGACATCCCGCGCAGCGTATTGCTGGCGGTCGCCCATGTCTTTGATGAAGGTGCCGATCTCGTCTTTCATGCCGTGATCGATCAGTTCTTTGAAGGCGCGGTCACGGGTGATCATGACGCCCTCGGCGCTTTCGAAGTAGGTCATGCTGCCACCTCATGTGCGCGGCGCTCAGCCTCTGCCATGGTGATGCCCTCGCGGATGGCGTAGGTCTCGATCAGGCCAGCACAGCGTTCTGCTGCACCGGGATAGGATGCGCGAAGGATGCGGGCGGCGTTCTGCAGTATCATGGTCGATGACATGTGGTTTCCTCTCGGTTGGTTGTTGTTCACTGGCACTCAGGATGCTGGCCCCGCAGGGCCAGACACCAGAGGGTCAGGCTGCTTTGCGCTTGGTCGCCACCGCCCGAACCGCAGCCTGTGCGGTGTCGAACATCAGGCGTTCTTCCGGGCTCATGAAGATCAGGCGAGCGATGCTCACCTTGTGCGGGTTGATCTCCATCATGCATCCCTGCCAGTAGGCTGCAGCCAGTGTGCCCATGGGTGGGCAGGTGGCCTTCAGGTGGCCCTTGCGTGGCCCGGTCTGGGCGACTGCAAGGCGGTGGGCTTCATTCACTTGTGCTTCACTGATCATGGTTTTCTCCTTGATTGAACCACCAGAACACCCGGCAGTGCCGGATGCTCAAATTGTTCAATTGAGTTTTTGGGGGTCGCGCTGGGTTCTCTTGGCCCTGTTCCCGGTGCATCACTGCGGCGGTCGAGGTGTGCCGATAGCCAGCACGTTGCCCCCTGAATACAGGGTTCGGCCTCGGATGGAGCGTCTGGGCTTGGCGGTCGTCCGCACTTACAGCTTGGGCCTATCGGCGGTGCCCAGAGAAACAGCGGGCGACAGAGTGAAGACAAAAGAGCGGGGCAATCGGTAACAGGTCACTGGGCACCCCCTATGTAGGCCATTTGCACAGACTGTCTGTCAATTGGGGTCAGAAGGCCTTTGATGTCGTTTGGTGCATTTTGTCGACCATATCGACCATTGTGTGTCGTTGGTGCAACACATTGGTATTGTCTTGGTATGCTGCTGGTGTGGTGTTGGTATGGTCGGATGCCTCTTCTGAGCTGTTCGAAGAGGGGTGATTTTGGGGGTGATTCGTGGGGTGATTCGTTTTGGGATTGTGCAGTGATATCAATGGGTTGTGTGAAGGATGACGCCCGATCTCTTGGGGTGTCCCGAGCCGCAGGCGACAGGCAGGTGCAATTGGTCCTGTGTGATGGTATCGTTCAGGCACAGATCACAGGCATTGAAGGCCTGCACCAGATGAGGATCGAGACCATGACAGATGACATCGAAGAGACCCCCAAGCCCGCCAAGGGTTCGCGCCCGTCCCGAGCGCAGCGACACCTTGCGGTCGTAGCAGGAACAGACACTGCAAAGACACCCAAGGCAAAGCCAACCACTGGAGAGGGAAGCGAAGCATCCAAGGGTGACACGCCTACCGGGACAAGGCGCAAGTCAGGGAAGAACCTGCTTCTGGGCCTCACCAGCAAACAAGATGCGTTCTGCGATGCAGTGGTGTCGGGAAAGTCGCTGTCGGCTGCATACCGTGAGGCATACGATGCCAAGGGGATGTCAGATGAGGCTGTCAGGGTTGAGGCATCAAGGCTGCTGGCACACCCTAATGTTTCCCTCCGGGTAAAGTCGTTGAATGCTGAGAAAGAGGATCAACGGCGCATGTTGGCGGTCAACCGGGCAGAACGTGTGCTTGAACGCTTGGAGAAGCTGGCCGACGACGCAAAGAGTGAATCGGCCAAGATCAGAGCCAACGAACTTATCGGCAAGACCGCTGGGCTGTTCATCGATCAGATCGAGATCGAGGACAAGACGGATCGCACAGTGCATGACCTCGAGCAGTCCATCGCCATGAAGCTGGCGCGGCTGGGGCTGGCAAGGTAGGCCGGGGAAAATACCCCCCCCTACCCCCTCATCGCTGTACGCTGCGTACAGCATACCTCACAGCGCGATGCATGCTGTCAGGTAGGGTGGCCTAGGTCATGGCCTAGATGGCGCTGTACGGTGTGTCCTATGCGCTGTGCGGCCCATCGCATGGGGTGTGGTGGGCCAGACGGTGCAGTGTCCGGGCTGTGGGGTGGGCGCAAGAGGGAACGGACCACCCGTGGACCCCACCTACCCCCAACCCCCCGCTGATCGACGGCGGCCCGGCTGGCTACATACATGATGTTCCACTCAAACGATGACCATGTTCCCCTCAACCACAGACCATATTCCCCCAACATCACCCCCCTCCCCCACATTTTTCCCACAATATCAACGTGTTACACAGGTAGGCACCCCTATCTTGTTGATTTAATTGTGTTTTTGTACCCCCACCCCCTATATTTTTGTATGAAATGTCCCAAAAACGACATGAGTCTCCGAAAACACGGGGGTTAGACCCTGAATCCTAGTGATTTATGTCGCTTTTATACTATGCTTCCCAATCACGGATTGGGAACCCAGCGATAGTCCTGAGATGTGCGTTAGTGCTTGTAATATCACAGCTCTCAAATCCTCCCTCTGCATGATTCCGATGTCATCACGCATCGCTCAGATTTGCTCCCTGTGATATTACAACCCAGCCCATGTGACAGAGGGCATTTCTTGGTGTAAGGTGCCTGTATCAGGGACCCTATTGGAGATTTATCATGGGAGCTGGAGCAGGACAGACGGGAGGCGGTATACAGACGATGCCGCAGATGGCGATGCCTCAGGGTGGACCCACGCAGAGTGGACTTGGTGCCTTGGCCACGCAGATGCAGCAGAATGGTCAGGCAGACCCTCGGTTGATGGCAATGATGCAGGCATTCCAGAATCAGGGTGGTATGCCCGGTGGTCAAGTGATGGGCAC